TGGTGCAGTAATACCAATGGTTAGAGCATCAGTTGGTGAAACATGTTTTGAGATCTTAGAAAAAAGGGCCCGTCAAAAAGGTCTCCTCTTAACTTCAAGCCCCGACGGGAAACTCAGAATATCGGAGCCCGGAAAAACTTACGCGGTTAGTGGACTCGAGCAAGGTGAGAATATTCTCTCTTGCAGCTCGAACTTTAGCCAAAAAGATCGTTTCTCTTCTTATAAAATAAAAGCGCAAAACGGCTTTGATGAAAACGGCACCGGCGGTTTTCAAACTATAGGAAGGTCTAGCGACCCAAACATTCCAAGATACAGACCCTTGGTGATATCGGCTGAGAATGCGATGACAAATTCTGAAGCTAAAAAGCGAGCTGAGTACGAGGCAATTACTCGTGCAGCTCGTGCGGTGAAAGTCTCTGTGACTGTACCCGGCTTTAGACAAAGAGATAATTCTTTTTGGAAAGAAAACCAAATCATAAAAACGAATGCGCCAAGCATTGGTGTCATTAATGAAGAGCTTCTTATCTCAGATATTACATACGCGTGCGATGAGAATGGAAGCACTACAGCTTTCGGCTTAAAGAGAAAAGACGCCTTTATAGCGGTGCCCGAAGTTTCTAAAAAAGATGAACTTTCTATAGGGATAGACAGCGAATGAATTTAAGAATCTTAAATCGTGTTCTCGCTCCCTTACACAGCAGAATAATGAACATGGTCGCCCGTGGTGTCATCAAGGCAGTCTCAGAAGATAAAGGCCTGCAAAGGCTTCAAATGACTTTCATGTCTGATGAAACTTTTGATGACCTTGAGCGCGTCGGGCAGTATGGGTTTATATCAAGCCCGCCCCCGGACGCGGAAGGTGTTGCTATATTTCCCGGCGGTGATAGAAGTCATGGGCTTGTTATTGGCACCGAGGATAGAAGATATAGGCTTAAGACTTTAGCAAATGGTGAAGCAGCTCTGTATGATAATCTCGGGCAGTACGTTCACATTAAGCAAGGCGGCATCATTGAAGTTAAGGCGAATACAAAAGTCTTAGCAACATGCCCGCTTTTTGAAACTTCAAACAATGCAAAAATTGGTGGCAACCTTGAAGTGGTGGGCACATCTCTTTTAACGGGGCTTGCGACTGCCACCGCAGGTGTCACTTCAATTGCCACGATATCGGGTGCTACAATTGCACAGACTGCAGGTGGTGCACCGACAGCTAACGTGGGCGGGAAAATCGAAGAGAGTAAAACTGCTCACAATTCGCATAAACATACAGAGAATGACATTGGCGGCTTAACAAGTGCGCCCGATGTTTTGGTGACATAATATGAGTGACATAGCGATTGAAATTTCTAGATCTAGCCAAGGTGATACTTTTGATTTTGCTATTTCTAATAGCGATATCAAATTAGATGAGGGCCTTAGAACCGCTGTCATCATTTCCCTTTTCACAGATAAGAGAGTTACAAAAGAAGAAGTTAATTTAGGCCAGTCTCAAAAAGGCTGGTGGGCTGATACTCTCGAAGAAATTGAAGGCGATAAGTGGGGCTCAAAACTTTGGCTCTTGGAGCGTGAAAAACAAACTGCGCTCAATCTCACGCGGGCCGTCGAATATGCGAAAGAAGCTCTCAACTGGATGATTGAAGATGAATTGGCCGATAAGATAGATGTAGAGGCTAGTTATCCCATAAACGGATTTTTGAGTCTTCAAGTGTATATTCAAAAGCCTAATGGCGAGAAATTGAATTACGCTTTTGATAAAGAGTGGAAAATTGAAGGGGCAAGATAATTATGGCTTTTAGTAGACCGACACTTTCTGAGATCGTGCAAAGAGCGACCACCGATCTCTCTACTAGAATAATTGGATCGGTAGCTGCTTTACGACGATCAGTCATAAAAGCTTTTGGTTCTGTAATTGGTGGTGCGGTTCATTCTCTCTACGGGTATTTAGATTATATCGCTCGTGAAGCTTTTGTTGATACAGCAAAAGATGCGTCTACCCTTGAGAGATATGGCTCAATCTGGAGTGTGCCTAGAAACTCACCGACTTTCGCAGACGGATTTGTTGTTTTTACAGGAACAAATGGAACAATTTTACCTTCAGGCACTTCTCTTCAAAGAAGCGACGGCGTTCTATATTCGACCCTAGCCGATGGCACAATAGCTTCGGGCACTGTGACTGTTGAGGCTGTGTGCTTAACGTCTGGTGATACTGGAAACATGCTCAGTGGTGAAAACCTAACTATCGTGACACCGATTGCCGGGATAACTTCTCAAGGCACAGTCGACACCGACGGTATGACCGGCGGCGCTGATGTTGAGGAAGTTGAAGCTTGGCGCGAAAGAATATTAGAAAAAATCAGAAAAGCACCGCGTGGTGGGAATGCCGATGATTACAAATTTTGGGCAAAAGAAATTACTGGTGTCACCAGAGTTTGGGTATATGAAAACCAATACGGTGCGGGCACAGTTGGCTTAGCTTTCGTAAGAGATAACGACACCCCCACAATTTTCCCGAGTGCTGGGGAGATTGCAGACGTGCAAGATTACATCGACACTGTGAGACCCCTAACAACAGACTTGACTGTATGGGCCCCTGTAGCTCAAGTTTTAAATTTTACAATTTCAATTACACCAGACACAGCGGCCATAAGAGCTGCGGTTCAGGCTGAGCTTGAAGATCTTATTAAACGAGTTGCTGAACCTGGTGGTACTATCCTTTTATCTCAAATTCGTGAAGCCGTTTCTGCGGCTGCAGGCGAAGAAGATAACGCTGTCACAGCACCCGCTGCAGATGCGACAGCAACAGCCGGAAATCTTTTTACAATGGGGACGATTACTTGGGTTTAATATATGAGCCAAATTGATAACTATCGCTCATTTCTTTTAAATCTGTGGCCCCAAGGTCGCGCATGGAACAGAGAATTTGAGAGCCTTCTTTATTTAATTACTGAAGGGTTGTCGGTCGAATTTACACGTCTTGAGACAAGAGCCTTAGAGCTGCTTCGCGAGCTAGATCCAAGAACAACTTTTGAACTTCTCTCTGAGTGGGAATCAATGCTTGGTATTCCCGATGAGTGCCAAAGCGTTTCAGGAACTAATGAAGAGCGTTTGAGAGCCATTCTTCTTAAGCTAACTCAACGTGGTGGGAATGCTCTTTCAAAACAAGCGATGATCGATCTCGCTGCAAGCATCGGCTACACAGTTGAGATTGAAGAGCCTGGTGCGAATCTCTTTAGGTGCGGCATAAGTCGCTGCGGCGATAGGCTTTATGGGGCTTTATGGAAATTCTGGTTCACGGTTATCACCGAGAGTTATGTTCTCAGCCAATTTCGCGCTGGGACAAACAGAGCAGGTGACAGACTTAGGAGTTTCCAAAATACAGAATTAGAGTGTGTAATAGGGAGAGCGAAGCCTGCACACACAAACGCTCAGTTTATTTATTTGGGCGAAGTGATTGTGACAGAAGGCGGCGAGGATCTCCTTACTGAAAGTGGCGACACGCTAAGAGTATAAAATGACAGATAGAAGAATTGACGATCTCACAGCGATTACGGAAGGAAACTTATCGGGCTCCGATTTGTTTGTTGTTTCTGACATCAGTGCTGAGGAAAGTAAAAAGATTCTCTTATCTGAGTTAGAAACTAAATTTGCTGACTATCAAGAAGTGTCAGTGCCCACTTTCCAAAACGTGCCTGCGGCTAATACATGGGGAGATCTTGGGTCATTTACTTTAACACCGGGTGATTGGGAAATTTATGTTAATTTTGCAGTCAACAACAACGGGGCTACAACAGGCGCTTCCAATTATGATGCAGGTGTTTCAATCAATTCAGGAAACGCTTTTGGCGAAGCACTGACTGCTTTTACAAGATTTGGTGGTATAGGAAACGGCGGTTATCTAAGAGTTAATCTTTCGGTGGCTACCACTTATTATTTCAAATATAGAAATACTGCTTACACGGTAGCTACACCACAAATGCGCGGTAAGATGAGCGCGAGGCGTTTTAAATGACAAAAAAAGTAAGTGAACTTAATGTAATAAATGAAAATCAACTTGCAGGCGGCGATAAGTTTTTGGTGTCGGATGTATCTGAATCACAGAGCAAATCTCTTTCTGTGTCACAGCTTGAAACAAAGTTTGCAAATTATGTAGAGTTTGCCGGGTCAACACTTACACCGATTGCAGCTCCGAACGTTTATTATGATCTCGGTAGCATAACGCTTACACCAGGTGACTGGGATATCAGCCTGACTTTTGCGACTCAGTTAAATGGTGCGAGTACTAGTAGTACAAATTATTTTGTGGGCATTTCTAATACACCAGGAAATTCTTTCCCGGGTGAAATTACTGGAATAAACTCAGTTAACAATTCAGTTGGTGCCATTATGAATTACAGAGCCGTGGTGACAGTTAGCACCACTTATTATTTCAAATATAAAAATACATCGTACACTGGTGGGCCACCTTCAATTCGTGGGCGCTTGTCAGCGAGAAGGGCTAAATAGGGAGATTATTAAATGAGAAGAAATGCCGGAACAGACGCCTTAGCAGGCAATCTATTTACTGATGGCAATCCTGCCACATCGACACCTGCGAGTGTGCTAGGTAGCGATTGGCTAAATATCCTGCAAGAAGAGATTGCATCGCTTATTGAAAGCACGGGTCTGACAATCGATCAGTCAAACGGGTATGGCTCAAACGATACTACTCAGCTCAGGCAAGCGATTCAGATTCTAGCCTCAGCGGGTGGCGGCGGTGGTGCCGGGGCAGCTTGGCAAGAAAACCCAGGTGACTCACCCACCACTATTGAAGAAAATGGTGGGCTTATGTATCTGTTTGAAGCTTCAAGAACAGGAAAATTAAATCTGTTTTTAAAAGTTCCTGAAGGATATGTAGCAGGTCGCCAAATCACAATGAAGATCGGACACTATTCTAATAGCTCTTCAAACACTCAGCTCCTTTCAGCGGTTGCAACTTTGGTGCGTGACGGCGTTGATGCATTTGATTCAACAACGAATCAAAGAACAACAACAAACACAGCTCTTACGAACACTGTTGCTAAACAACTTCGTATGACAACCCTTGATATCACGAGCACAACTGGGCAAATTAACAGTGTCTCTGTAACACCTGGTGATATGATTTATGTTTCTCTTTCTAGAGGCACAGACACAGACACCGGTGACATCCGTTTTGTTCCTAGTCTTACAGAAGTGAGGTTTTAATTTTTATGAAAAGGTTTTATTTTTTACTTTTAACGCTCTTAACGTTCAATGCTTTCGCGGCTCTCACTGAAGTTGATAAAGCAATTTACACTGAGAGAAACATTTTAAAAAACCCAGGCTTTGAAAATGGCAGAAATTCTTGGACTGTATCAAGTGCCACCAACAACGCGGTGACAACCGCTGCGAACGTGCTCTATGGAACAGCTTCCGGTTCAGTTCTTATTTCTACAAATGGTGGGTATGTTCGCTCCGGAACTTATACACTTCCCACAGCTCTTTACGGGCAAGCGTGTGAAGCAAGAGTTCTCTATAAAGGCGGTGATGCACTCACTACTCTTGAAGTTTACAACAGAGACAATGAGCTTCAAGGCTCTCAAGTATTGGTTGCTAATGCGGATGCCGGTTATAAATCAGTTTTCTTTAGATGCCCTTCAGCCACTCAAGTTGCAGGTGACGCCGATAAGGGTGCTCTCTACGTTCAGATAAAACAAACGAGTGCCGGTACTCACACGATTATGTACACCGACAACTGGTACTTGGGCACTTTGCTAAACTTAGGAGACACCACTCTACCAGATGTTTATTCTGCAAAAATCTCATCAACTGATGTTGTCAGCGAAGAAAACGTTGATTGGATAAATGGCAACTGTACGAACGCAACAGCGGGGCAAGCCACTTGTAATTTTAATGCTAGTATTTTTGCCAGTACACCGACTTGCACAGTTTCCACTGCAAGTAATAACGTTGCATTCACTATTACAGGAACCGTGTCTACGTCTTCTATTTTAGTAATAAGCTATGATACTACGGGCACGGGAGTAAACGTTGCCACCAACATAACTTGCGTGAAGTCAGGAACAGACGCAAAACAAGCGGTTCAAGTTTATAAAACAATACCAAAAATCGCCGATAACATTGATAGATTTACAGCAAAAATTTCTTCTGCCGATGTTGTAAGCGCTGAAAACGTTGATTGGATAACTGGGGATTGTACGAACGCGACTGCAGGTGTGTTCACTTGTAACATAAACGCAGGTGTTTTCGGGTTAGTTCCAAACTGTCAGGTTACACCTGGTGCAGGGACTAGCGCTTGTATTATAAACAACACCTCAACAAACACTCAAATCACGGGTGTGTGTTATGTATCAAATACTGGTACGAACACAAACACCGAGGTGATACTGAGCTGTGATAAACAGGGCACCGATTTTAAAATGCCCACAGTACAGCCTGTTATTGTTGGAAACTTAAACCAAACACCAACGGCTAACCCAAATACACATTACAAAATGTTCTCTGCGGCTGTCGGAACTACTGGCACGGTGTCTAGCGAAATGGGCGATTGGATAACAGGTAACTGCACCAACGCAACACCTTCCGTTTGTACTTTAGATTCTAGCGTGTTCACTGCGACACCAAACTGCTTTGCAAACACCAACGATGCGACTACCGGAAGCTTCTGTATATCGAATGCGACTTCTGCGACTTCAGTTAGCATAAGATGCACGAGTGACGCGGGTGCTGATACCACCACAACAAAAGCTAAAACACTCTGGTGCCAAGGACTTTAATGGCTGAAATGCTTTGGGGCCTCGCGGGTGCGGGGCTCATGCTCATCATCACCAAAGTGTGGGAGCGCCTTCAGAGTAATTCTGATAGCGTCATCGACGATCTAAAAGCCGATGCCAATGAGCTTGAGCAGAATCTCAAAGTAGCACTCAAAGAAAACTCTGAAGAAATAAAAGCTCTCACAAAAGCGCTTATTAAATTCGAGGCTTCTATGGAAAGGCTTGAAGAGAAAATCGAGGATATCCCCGAAATGAAGAAGGATATCAATGCACTTGGTGACAAGATTAGGCGATTTCAAATTGAATTAAAAATGGCTCAGTAGAAAGAAGGGTTAATATTTTGGACACTCTAAGTCTGTCGATACTATTAGCCCGAGAAGTCTTTCAGCTTTTAAACACCAAAGAATCCCAAAAATATCTCGACCGCTCAACAGAGCTTGAGCTTCAGCTACTCGGTGAGTTAGAAAAACCACCACATAAACAAAACGACAAAAAAATTGTTAGGCTCCGTAAGGAACATGCCATTATCCTGAAAGCGGCTATAGCGGAAGCCCAAAATGCAAGAGCACAAAAATGAAAGCATTCTTTTATTCGTGGTTCTCGGGATTCTCGTTGCTTGTCTTATTTTCACTCTTATGTTCATGTAGCTCTCTTGATCATGGCCCTCTCATTGAGCAAGAGCTTCGCTTTCGCCCAGGCTTTGAGGGGCTCACGCACGCCACCTGCTTTGAGTTGATTGGTGACGATTGTCTGCGCCAAGACGTTATTGAGTATAAGTTCTCTAACGAATCGGATTTAAAGCGCCTTAAAGCCATACAGCTTATCTGCAAGGTGGGCGATAGGCGTTTCCATGTCTGCGAAGATGAAGCCGCTCTGTGCTCAAATTTCGAAGAAATAAAGACCTTTCTAGGCGTGCCGTACAGTACGACACTTCAATCTGAAAAGCTCCATATCCCTGACGACGTTCAAACGCTTATTGACGCGAACACGTATTGTGCAGCGCAAGGCTCAGTGTCAGAAAAAGGAATGTTCTAAAAGCTGAAAAGCCCCTTATTCTGAATATGGCTTGAGGGTGCGTGGGGAGAGTACGTATCTAAAATGACCTTAAATAAAACCTTGAAAAATCCTTTGTTTCTTTTCTTTTTAATCCCCTAACACCTTCGAGCCAATTATTACTCATGCCTGCGGGGTTACACTTAGGCCGAATTATGTTTAGTATTTAGGTGTATGGCAAGCTCGAGACCTATTAGTTCAGGCAGCGGCGTTTGGGGATTAATAACAGGGACAATAAATGACCAAAGTGATCTAATCAGTTTTCTTGCCTCGACATATTTTCCTTTAGCTGACTTCACTTCAAGTTTTAATTCAGCCTTCGCATCTAAGAGCACCACTGATTTAAGCGAAGGTGATAACTTATATTTCACAAATGAGCGAGTGGACGACAGAGTAGCTAGTTTGCTTCAAGCCGGTGCCAACATTACACTTACCTATGATGACACTCTAAATACTCTCACCGTTGCGTCAACCGCATCAGGTGGTGGCCTAGATCTTGTCAGCTATAGTCAGTACGGGGGATTTTAAATCATGACTGCAACACCGGTATTTCCACAAACAATTAAAACAAACGTCGCGCAGATTTTACCTGCAGACACAACCACTTTAAAAACACTTATTACCGCACCTGCAAATGGTGTTCGAGTAGACAGCATTTTAATATCGAGCACAGATACTTCTGCAAGAGACCTACAACTTGTTGTCACCATTTCTTCAGTTGATTATGTGCTTGGCACTCTTCAGATTCCTGCAAATGCTGGGTTTACAAATGCTGTTCCAACAATAGCTGCTTTTCAGCATTCACAGCTTGTCGGGCTAAACACCGATGTGAACGGCAACAAATTTTTATTCCTAGCAAGCGGTGCCGTATTGAAAGTTAAAGCTCTCACAACAGTGACAGCGGCAAAAGCTATTTCGGTTATCGCTCAATGCGGAGAATTCTAAGTGTCTTTCGGGATGTTCACGCCTTCTGTTAAAAACATCTTGCCTCAAAGCAATGATTGGAAAGCGCTGCAGACTTTCACAAAAAGTTCTCTTGGTGTGACTACAAGCCCCGTTGTGAAGCTGCGAAACTTAACTCCCGCCACAAATGGCGCGCAGCAAGTTTCACCTTCTCTTGAATGGGAAGCGCAAGGATTTAAAACAAACGCAACAGCCGGAAGTCAGTCGCTTAATTTGCGCCAATACGTTTTGCCTGTTCAGGGCACTGTGAGTCCTCGAGCTATTTTAAAAACTGAATTTTCTGTAAATGGTGCCGCTTATTCTGATTTTTTAGAGCTGTATACAACCCTTCAAGACGGGATCAATTATCCTGCTCTAAAAATTTATGGGATGATCGAGAGTTCCGTAAATAACTCATCAACAATTAGCACTCTGCAAAACTTTCTATTAACAAATCCCAGTGGAAGCAAAACGAATATCGGTTTTAAATTCGGAAGCGTAGTTAAAGCGGGCCTTATAATCGACGCTGGCGGGACGATTGATTACAGAGGTCTTCAACATAACTTTTATACTGGAACCACAGCGGAGTCTGCTAACCAAGTTGTGCAGATTTACTCCGGCGGTATTTATAACACCGGCGGTTCTTACAATTCAGGCCCAGTCACAGCGGGTGCCGCTGACACCGGTGCTACAGTTAAACTTTCAAGCTACGGGGGCTTTGCCGGAAAAGGCGTTTTAGTAACAAGCGCTACATACACTTACGGCGACGAAATGGTTGTCTATGGTGACGGGTCTGCAGCTTTTGAATGTACAGGAACAGCCACCGCGTGTAGCACCTATACTAATTCAAGCACATGCAACGCTCATTCCGCTGCGGGCTGCACATGGTTCGCAGGTGAATCGTGTTCAGTTTTCAATTCCACGTCACAAGGTACTTGTGAAAGTAATTCAGGGTGCACATGGGATCAATCGTCTTGCTCGACCGCTAATAACACCGATCAAACAACATGTGAAAGTCTAGACGATTCCTATGGCGGTAGCTGTACTTGGGACACCTCTACTTGCCCAGCCATAACGGATCAATCAACTTGCAACGGCACAACTGGCTGCTCTTGGTCTGATACTTGTAGCGGATACACTGACCAAGGTTCCTGTGAAGGTAACTCTTGTACATGGAATTACTCGGACTGCTCATCAAACTTTTTTGATGAATCAAGCTGTAACGGCCAAGCGGGTTGTTCATGGGACGGCGCTACCTGTAACGGGCAGTACAACACGTCGTGTGTTGGTGGCGTGTGTGGCGGGAGTATTTGTTCTGGGAGCTACTCGACAGGTAACTGTAATGGCGTTTATGGGGCAATTTGTCAGGGTACAGCGAGCTGTGCGAATTTAACAGATGACGGGTCATCAGCGTGTAATGCAGAACCAGGCTGCTCTTGGTTATCAGGCGCAACTTACACCCTTCCAAGCTCATCAATCGCAAATAGATCAGCTACAGCAAGATTTTATTACACCAAAAATATAGGCGCATCAGGGAATATAAGTGTTGTGGCAGGCGCAGGCGACACTCTTGAAAGCTCTATAACGATTGCACCGGGGGATGCTCTTCTAGTTCACCATTTTAGTAGGCCAGCTAACTGTAATGTGCTCACTAGTCAGACCCCCTGCAATGCAGAGAGTGGCTGCTCATGGACGCTTAAATCTTGTGGTGACTTCGGGGCCAATGAAAGCACATGTAACGCACAAAGCGGAAACGGTTGTACTTGGGACGGCTCATCATGTCAGGGGTCTTATACTGGTTCTGATGGCTCATGCTCTGGAACTTATTACCCCACTAAGAAATGGTATAAATTAGGGAGTTTTTAAATGGCATTAAATAATAATGAAAAACAAATAACTGCACTCTTGGCTCAGAAAAAACCTGAAGTTGAATACATGATACGCCTTTCCAGTGACGAGCCTTTCGCAAAGCAAGAAATCACAGATAAAAGTTCTGGCCTAAAAGAAGAGCTTTTAAAAGAGAAAGAAAGCCACGAGTCACACATATCAATGCTCACTACTAGACTAGAAAAAATCTCTCTCTTAATCTCAGCTATAGAGGATTTACAAAATGGAAATGAATGAACAAGGTTTATTAGATTTAATTAAAACTGGTGGTACAGTCGTCGTAAAAGTTTGGATGGATAACTGCCCGAAGTGCGATGAGTTTAAACCTATTTTTCAAAAGGTAGCTGACTCAAAAATAATCGGCGCTGATGTTCCGATGGTTAGTTTCAATTTGCCTGCTCGCCCCGATCCCGCAACTGGTAGTTCAGTATTTAAAAAAGAGTACATGAAATCAGAAAACGGAAAGCCCATAGGTGCACCTGCAGTTATGGTTTTTAATGAAGGTAAACTTCTTTATCGCCACTACGGTAAAATGAGCGAAAAAGACTTGATAGAGTTTATCACTAAAGGCACTCCACCTGTAGATCAAAAAGCTGAAGCTAAGCAAGAACTTATAATGCTCTTCGCAAGACGCGGAGAACTTTCGATGCTTCTCGAAGAGCTTCCGCACCTCGATGCTAAGATAAATCAGATTAAACAATTTCTTGGTGCACCGTGAATTTAAAACCTGGTGACACCATACCTTTAAAATTTCAGCTAACTGATCAGGCTGTTAATAAATTCCCTAGAGCTGTGGTGAGAGATGCAAATGATGCGCCGATATCCGGCTCGCCCTTTACTCTCGCGCATGTAGCTAATGGGCTTTATACAAACGCTCTAGCGGTAGCACCCGACACCAAGAATCTTAGCGTGCAGTATTTAGTTTACAGCGACGCCGGTCACACAACACTTGATACCGGATATGAGGCTGTGACTATCGAAATACCTGTTGCTAAGGAAGCACCAAGCGCGAGCAGTGAGATCACTGGTGTAGTTGATGAATCTGCCGTCACTGGTGTTGTTGAAGACAATGGTGACGGCGTAATTAGCGGCATAGTCTGTGACTGTGAAGAGTAGGGGAGATAAAAAAACATGTCTGATTTTGTAACAATTATTAAAGGTGAAGATAAAACAGTTCGCGTAAAGCTCGTCAAAGAAGACGGCTCACCTTTTAAATTAACTGGTGTAACTGCAGCTTCAATTAGTTTCCCAAAAAGTGACGGCTCAGCACACACTGAGACCGCGACTATCGATTCAGTCGATGCGGGCGAGCTGAGTTGTGTGCTTGATAACACCGACACTGCAGGTCTTAAAGACGGGAACCGTCAAGCAATGTACGTCACCTTAGATAAGAGCGCAGATAAGATGATAATTTTAAAGGGATTTGAGAAGGCCTGTAGCGTAGTTGCTAAGCCTTTCTAGTTCAGTTTAGAATATGTTCTAAGGGGAGATCACAAAATAATGTTCGAAAAAATCATGGCCTTTTTACACGGTAACGTAATGGAAGCTGTTTTGTTTTTCATGTATATGTGCATGGAATACTGGCTTGGAAAAACTGAGCTTGTTAAACCGGGCTCAACGCTTGAAGTTATCTTTAGCGGCGTTAAAAAAGTTTTAGAGTTGCTAGGCTTTAAATCGAAATCTAAAATGTAATTCAAGGGTATGAGGCGGGGGCTTTTTATTCGCCGTTTAGAGTCCCCACCCCACCCCCTCAAAGATTTAACACCATGACAAAACACAAAAAGAACGGCGGTCCAAGTAAGCCTGAAAATCTTCAGCGCTATTACATTTACGCTATGAACGCCGACGGCACTCAAGGTGTTTATCTTGGTGATGTTTTCTCAGAAGATGCGCGTGAAGCTCTCATAATGGCTGAGAGCCTATTTCTAAAGACCTTCAAGCACGGTATCAAAGTGGTTGATTCTACCTTAAATTAAAGTTAAACAAGCGCTTGTCTAGGCGGCGTTGAATGCTGTGACTTACCCGAGATTCCGTAGAAACGGGGCATGTGAGTCACTAAGAGAAACGCAGAAGTGCAGGATGCTTTAATACCTGCTTAAGGAAATTCACTTCGTGGTCGGACGGAAGCGCGTTGGAAGTCTGTAATAATTAATGCCCACTTGCCAGGTAGCGACTGGCCCTAGACATTTAATAAAATACACACAAATAAAACGACATTCCAATAACTTAGCCCATCGCTTTTTTCTATAAAAGTACGAAGTCGCTTGGTATAATTAGTACATGGACACAGATATTAAAATCGAAAAGATTCACCAATTAATAACAGCTTGGGAAGCGCAGATTAAACGTCGTGAAGAATTGATATTAAATCCCAGATTCTCAGAAGAAAATAAATTAGTTATGAGGGGCGAAGTGCAAGCTCTCAAAGGGGCCATCAGCTACATCAAAGAATTTATATTAAACCAAAAGAAGGAGATTCTAAAATGAGTATTTTAATTGCAATGTTCTTAATGTGTGTGGCTATTATTTGTCTAAATGCTTTCTCTAGCGGTGCAAGAAAAGTATCAGGTGATCTCGATAAAGTGACAAACAAACTTAGAGAATACGCAGCAAAAGAAAAGGCCCGCAAAGAGAGTGTAAAATGAAAAAGCTTTTATTACTAATGCTCTTGGTGTCACCAATGCTTGAAGCAGGAATGGCTAAATGCAAACTGGCAGCTAAAGCGCTAAGAGAAAAACATTCAGAAGCTTTAGTGGTTACATCCTATGAAAAGCAATTTTGGTATTATGTAAAGCCAGGTCAAAAAACTAATATTGATGATCAAGCTCTTCTAGAAGATGTCGGTGAGAAGTGTGTGGGCTATGTAATGTGGAAAGGTATCAAGAACGGAAAGCCTGCCATGAGCTGCGGGCCAGAGCGCGAAGTGGGCACGGGCACGGTGAAGACTTTTTGCAGTGAACAGAGTTGGTGATACATATGAAAAAAGTTCATAAAGCCATTTTAAAAGAAGGCGATAAATTTCATTGGGAGCTTTTAATTTTGTGTAAGATGCACAACAAAATATTTAATGGAAAAAGAAAATATCAATGGAAATACGTGACATGCGAAAGATGTTTAAAGATGAGGATTAAATGACGACACCAAAAGAAATCAAAAAATACTTTGCCAAAATTGGAGCTAAAGGCGGCAAGGCGAAATCGAAAAAGAAAACTGCGGCAGCTAAAAAGAATATTATGAAACGCTGGGCAAAAGAAAAAGGTTAAATAAGTTTTAGAAGCGTTCTGGAAACGTATTCAGCTTGATGCTCACAGTCTGAAAGCGCGTCATGCTGAACACCCTTAAACGCTTTTTCTTCAACGCCACCGGCTAAGTATCTAAGAGTTCTAATATCCATGAAATTTCTATGGCTTATTAGTGGCTTTATTTTAAATACTTTTAGAGCTTCCATAAATATAACAGCGTCAAAAGTTGCGTGACTCCAAACTTTGGTTTTATTGTCTTTGCCGAAAAAGGCATTCATCTGCTCAAGACAAAACTTAAGTGGTGGGCGGACG